GTAAACATCACCTGTCCAAGTCCATTTAATACATCGGTACTCTATGGTTGCCGCCAAAAAAAAGGCGATCACGGGAATGCCCAAACAACAATATAACTACAAAAGATTACAAAACAAAGAAGTAAGGCTATTGCAATTGCTATAGTCCAATCTTTCATTACTCTTCTGTCATTGACTGAGCCGCACCTCTAGCCGCACCAGTTGCAATATCTTGAATTGCATCACGACCCCAATCGATTCCAAATTTCTTACCAATCCGAATAGCCTCTTCAAGTTTACTTTGATCAAAAGTGCCATTCTTTTGTTGGAGTGCTGAGAACACCTTTACAGCATCAGTTGGGTTTAAAAGTAAAGTTTTTAACTTATCTTCTGTTAAGGCAGATGCTTTGTTAGCCCAAAACTTACTCATCAAAGAACTGATAGCATAGAAAGTACCAGAAACAGGATTTGTAAATCTAGAAATTACTTGTTCAGGAGGAATACCAACAGCACTTTCAAAAGGTGTCTTTGGTACTGTCTCTACCTTGAACGGAACATTTGTTAGATCTCTGTTTAGTCTTTCAGAAACTAAAGCAAAGTCTTGAATCTTCTTTGCGTAAGTTGGGCCAAACACCCTGTTAAACACAGAGGCTTTTGTTCTGTCATTCAGAAGACCAATTGGATCACGCGATATAACTATGTCATCTAACATAAAAGAACGAGCAGCATTCACAGCATCTTTATTGGCCCCATACTGTTGCATAAACTTGTTTGTAAAATTTACATCTGAATACATTTTGGCAACTAAGTCTTGTGGACTATTAAAACCACCAGAACTTATAATTTGATCACCAGCAACTTTCTTAAATGCGGAATCTAAACGAGTTCGCTCTGCAATAAGGGCAGTAACATTGTTTGAGGCAGCCCGTAATTCATCTTCTAAGCCTGGCACTAAAGAGATGCCACCTTGGTTCTTAGTAAGCCATTTATTAGCCGCTTTTGGGTCAAGTACATCGTTCTTCAAAGCCGCACGACTAAAGCTGTCATAGAAGGCATCTCTTGCCACTCTCACGCCATCTTCGCCAGTAGCCTTGATAAAGTCATCAACATTAGACTTGTTACCAATAATGGCAGGAGCAATCTGTTCAACAAACTTTTTACGATCTACAGATTTTAAGGTTTCAGAGTTGAATGGCAATCCAACCTTTTGGAAGTAAGAAGCATCAGCATTGCGATAAGCGGCAACAAAGTCAGGATCAAGGTTATCAATATGACCTCCAACACGAGCCTTTAGCTCGGAAAGCAATCGAATACCAGCGGGTTCGTTTGTTTTACGCAATTGTTTGTTGATTTCACGCTTTAGGGAGTCTAAATCCTCGACTGTTGCAGCAGAAAACTTAACCCCACCCTCGGTCATTGGACGACCTTCTGCGGTAAGAATTGGGCTAGGCTTAACTTTTGTAGGACGAAATGCAGATTGAACTTTTTTATAAATATCAGGGAAAGTTTTAAAGATGTCGGATGCTTGTTCTCCAACAACATAACCATAGATGTCATCCACTGCGCCAGAAGGCAACTCAACATTCTTTTGTTTGGCAATGTCGAACGCTTCTTTGTAAAGAGGTTTCACACTGTTATATGCTTGACTTTCTTTGGCAGCAACAAGATTAGATACACGCTGTCCAAAAGCATTTGGATCAAGCGTAGCGTTGCTGTAAGTATCTGCAATCTGTTCGTCAATTGTGCGATTTCGTCTAGCTTGTGATTTAGCTAAATCAATCGGAGAAATATTGACGGTAACATTTTTTGGATCACCAAACAAACGAATTTGACTAGCAACTAAAGCCTGTTTAGCTTGCTCAAACTGATTGCCATACTGCGCCCTAAATACTGGATCTTTAGCAGATAAACTTTGAATCAATTGGTTAATAACAGGATTGTCTGCCAACAAAGAACTAATCGGCATTTGTACTGGCGCACCACCAGGTGTTTTTAGGGAAAGATTCTGCTGTGCTTTAGCGGCTTTAACAATGGTATCCATGATTGTTGGATCGGCAGCACCTGCGGCAACAAAAATATTACTAATTCGGTTGTCCACATCCTTGAGTAATTCATCTTCAGGAATAGTTCCTTTAACCTTATCCCATTGTTTTAAAGCAACATCGAGTCCTTTATTTGCTAAAGGAATTGTTTTAAGAGTAGCGCCTAACGCAGATGAACTTACACCACCGCCTACAACACTACCAACTACTCGACCAGTAGTGGCAGAACCCATCTTTTCACCAGCATACTCTCCCGCTTGCCCACCAGCTTCAGCGGCAGAGCCAATAACTTGTTGTTCAGCAGGGCGCATCAAGGTTTGACCAAACATACCCATTCTTCGGGTAGCCGCTAATGCAGGGAATAGATAACTTTCAGGAGAAGTAACGGCCTCAGTACCTTGACCAAGAATCCTCTGCATACCAGTTTGAGGCTCTGCACCAGTAGTTCCAAGGGCTTGCATTGTCCCCTGATAAACAGGCTCACGAGCTGTTCTAAATGTTTCTACAATGCCACTAGTTGTCGGTGCAGGTGCAACTGTGCCACCAGAAGCCCTCATGCCCAAAGTAAGTGGGTTGATTCCTGCTCTTTCCAAAGCAGAGAAAAGTACATTTGATATGCCAGAGACACTTCCAACAGTACCTGCAAAACCTTTTCTTGCAGACTCAGCCAATACAGCGCCCGTTGAAGGTGCAACTTTACCAGATAACTCTTCTAGTTCAGCGTCACTTAAAGGAGTATCGCTTTGATACCTCTTTCCATCAATTTCATAAACTGCCATGATGAATCCTTAGTCTTCAATTACAGTAACAACTTTACCGCTTTTAAGCGTTCTTGTAACTGATTTTTTACCACCAGTATCGCCTGTTGGTTGAGCAGAAAACTCTGAGAAATTAAGAGCTTGATCAACACGAGCCTTGTCATAGCCAGGATTACTGTAAGCAATCTTGCGCTGTGCTTCTATTTCATTCTTAGCTTTATTTGTTGAAACTTTCTTAATAGCTAAAAGCGTCTTCTTGATTTTTTCTTGTGTATCAAGAGTTGGAGTTGAAGTAAATAATCTAGCTAAGTAATCAGCAGTTCCACCAAGCAATGATGGGTCAGCGCCAGCCGCCAACAATTCTTTCTGACTTAAATCTCCAGAACCAGAAATAGCCCTAGCAAATTGTGTTTGCGCTGCTCTAAAAGACGCAAAGTTATTTGTGTTAATAGAATCTTGGATGTTTTCCAAAGCGTTATCAGCGGCAGTTACTGCTTTAAGTTGAGGCTCAATCGTACGCTGGACACCTGCCCTAAATGCGGGAATATCTGCCAAAGCTTTATCGCCAGGCAAGACATTAGTAATCGTAGTACCTTTTGCTTCTGATTTAGCCTTAATAATTGCCTGTACTTCTGCCAACAGTGGAGAACCTTTGGGCAATGTTGAAGCATATTCTTGAAGTTTTTGAATCTCAGTTTTATCTTGTGGTTTTTCAGGGGTTATTTGTTGTTGTAGTGAAGAAGCATAAGCCGTGTTGTATTCAATAGAACCTTCTGGCCCTGATAATAAAGCAACTTCTCTAGCCAAACGTACCTTTTCTGGATCGGATTGCATACGCTCACGAGCTGCCGCAGCCAACGATGCTGTAGCTGAAGCCTCACGTTGAGCAATTGTAGCCTTGTTCATAGCCGCTTCTTGCTTGTACTTATTACCCTCTAAACGCAAGCCAAAGGCCAACTGTTGATCGCCCCGATCCTCCGCCATCTTCGCTGCCATGTCAAAAGTCTCAAGTCTGTTAGGGTCAATCATGCCCAAAATTTGCTGTGCTTGAGTCCTACGTTGCAACTCAGGGTCTGTTCCACCCAATGCGCCACCTAGCGCACCAGCAAGGCCATAAGCCCCACGTTGCACTCCCAAACTAGCCCTTTCAATAGGAGAAAGACGGGCATACTGCAAGGCTTGTGCATCAGCCGCCGCATCACGCTCTTGTTGAAAACGCTCGGCTGATACGCCAAACAATGTGTCCATTATTGATGCCATGATTGACCTTTAATATTCGCCAAAAAGAGAGAATTGGGTAGGCACAGTACCACCGCCACCAAATCCATAAACATTTTGATTTCCATAAATTGCTGATTGTCCTAATGCGCTTGCATAAGGCTGAACCCCACGCTGAAACGCAGGGTTGCGACCAGCCGCCATCAACGATTCTGCAAATGGGTTGAAAGCATTGGCTTCATAGGATTGGCGTGATGGCGAGGTGCTTAACATAGCTTGAGCCGCCGCATTACTCTGCCCCTTTGCCCCAATGTCAATGCCTAGTTGCAGAGGCTGTTGACCCAAAGACTCCAACTGCTTCATCTGCTGTAAATAAGCCTCATACGGGCCAAGAGCAGAAGCCTGTAAGCCGTACATTTGGTTTCCTAAATTGCCACCTAATCTATACAAATCTGCGCCAAATGCTGTTTGTGCTTGTCCTGCTTGCATACCTTCAGCAGCCAATCTTGCGTCTTCTTGAGCAATAGCGTTGTAGTAGGCTTCCATCTCAGGGTTGGAGGCTCTTAATCCCTCTCCACCGCCAGGACGTAAACCAGTACCACCTACACTTAAACCAGTGCGGCCTGTATTAAATTGATTAGTTCGTATTCCTGCTAGTTGACGCTCGCGGCTAGGGGCTAACAGATTCTGTCTTCCAAGAATATACTTCTCTGCCGCTTGCTCAGGAGATTCAGCAATGTACTGTTGACCAAGATTAAACAAACCTTGAGTAGCTTGACCTAATGGAGCATACTGATCTTGGGCTTGTTCTGCTTGAAATAACCCACCTTCTGCCAATCCCATAAAACGGTTTTGCATACCTCTCAAAGCGGGATCTAACGAATAACTAGCACCTATTACACGACCTGTTGCAGGATCAGTCTGGAATTGGACTGACCAAAACGTGTAGTAACTCCTACTGGTCGGAAACGCGCTTCTTCAGCCGCAAGTTGCGCGGCTCTAGTTTGCGCGTCGGCTTGCGTTTGCGCGGCTCTACGGGCAGAACGACCCCCAAGCGCTCCACCAAGAAGCGATGCGCCCCCACCAATTAGTGCTGCTTCTACGCCCATTATGTTCTCCTAATAAATAACTGTCTTTGCAACCCATCAAGGCCCACAAAATCTTTTAAAAACTTAAACCCAAACAGTTCAAGAAACTTTGCGTGTTTCTTATCGCAAATCTCATGAATCGCATAAATGTCCTGTTTTTGAATGCTAATTAAATCTGCCAACATTCTTTTTCTCACTGTATTCGTCCATCTTACGCAATCGCAGTGGATAAAACAAAACCCTTTATCATTTTCAAAAAACAAAGTGTAGTCATCACAGACTGCCACTGGAACTTTCATGCAGTGCGCTTCCACATATAAACTGTAATGTACGGCTGATAGTTGGCGTTTGTGCCGCTTGTGCCAGCAGATGCGTTGGTTGTGGCGACTGTAATGCCTGTGGTGGCAGTTTGTATAGCTGTGTTGTTTGTACGATTTTCTGGAGCCGCTGCGTCACCAAATTCGTTCAGATCGCCACTAGAGCCTGCGTTATCACGGCCAAAAAGAGTGTGCTTGTGCCCAGGGTCAGTAACAGTAGAAGTCGCCGTATGCGTGTGGCTTGGCAATGTTGCATCCGCAGCACCGCCAGTTTCTTCAGCCGCATCAAACAAAGCGTTGCCAGAGTCAAAACCTACCATGACTCGACCAGCGCCAAAGGCAGTCCAAGTGCCAAAACCTAGCAGAGTGCCAGGGTTTGTTGCGTTAGTGGCGTTGGTGTAGATTGAGCCTACTGGATACAGCAAGGCAATTGCCGCCTGTACGAAGGCAGTAGTGGCAAGCAAAGTTGTACTGTTACCCGCAGTTTGAGTTACACCAGTAGTACCAGTTGGCAAAACAGGACTGCCAGTAAATGTAGGAGATGCCAAATCAGCCTTAGTCGCAATGGCAACAGAAATGTTGACAAACTCTGTGTTGATCTCTGTACCTTTGACGATCTTTAGTGGATCACCACTTGATAGAGCGTCTTTGGTAGCGAAATTGGTACTCTGTGTATAGTTACTCATACTGTCTTCCCGTCTTTAAATTGAATTTCGATTCTCTGAATTGATAACGGAGAACCATTGATGTCTGCTTCATAACCAGTTTGAACAATCTTGCCACCACCAGAAGCAGAAGCACTCAATGTCTGTAGGGCCACACCATCAGCATATTGAGCAACTACTGTAGCATTTGCACCATACTCAGCAATACCATACTCAGACACGCCTTGAGTAGGAATCTGTGCATTGGTTGACAAATAATTGGCGCTGAAATCAAAGCCCCATTTCATTGTTAAAAACTGATTTGTTCCACCAATTACGACAACTTTTAACCTCTTTAATAAAGAAGTAACACCCGAAGTACCTAAATCTGAATGGTTTGTGTAGTACAAGATCCGATAAGAAGACGTATAGTCTTGATATGTACTGTACTTACCAACATAACCATTCTTTCCAATCAGAACATCACCATTTCTGCGTGAAAGCAATGCTGTAGGCTCAATAGAGTCCCAACTTGTAATACGGAATGATCCATCTTGCAATTGCCCTCTTGTATCAAAGCAATAAACTTCTTTGACAGTAGGTAGTGTCAATAAGTAAAAGGCTTCTTTTTCAGAGTAAACAGTCTTAATGTTAGCAAGTGTTTCACTTCCAACAATCGACATGAAGTCACTGCGAATATTCTTAGACAAGTCTCCAATAGGAGCAGACTTCTCAATAATCGTTCTGGCAAATGATCTAACACCAGAGTTAGACAAGAACAAAACATCCTTACCAGTACTCTGAATAGAATCTCTAGCAATACATCCAATACCGCCAACAGTGTCACTTAGAGACATCGTAGAAGGGGTAGTAGCATTGGCATACACCAGAATCTGACGCTTACCAAAGATGATTAAGAAGCCATTGTGCGCTGCCAAACCTGTGATTTCATCAGCACCATTAGCCCAAACTCTATCAATATTCAGAGTTCCAGATGTTCCTGTACTCCAAACATGACCCGCTAACAGATCAGAGAAGTAAACAGTTACGTTGTCAGTAGTTGTATCAGCCACCCATAAGCGACCAAAAGCAGATATAACTATGTTTCCAGAAGGAACAGTCCCTACATAACCAGTTTTCTCGCTAACTCTGCGATAAGTAGATGTACTTACAGCAGGGTCAAAGATCAATGGATCATGGCCAACTTGAAAAAAATAAGTAATTCCATTTAAAGAAGCACATGACCAATTACTCGCAGTAATAGTAGGAGCAGTACCACCCCCACCATAGGTCAATTCAGAAACAGCATTTGAACCATCTAACTTGAATAACTTGTTATTACCTGCAAACAGAATTGTAAGAGTGCCATCAGCTTGAACTAACTCATGGATAACTCCAACATTGTTAGCACCAAGATTGCCAGAAGATGAATTAACCCTTGCCCATCCCTTACGAGCGCCAATACGTCCATATTGGTCAATCACACAATTAGTCGCAACCAAAGCAAACCCTGCCGCTAAATCAAGCGGAGAGTCTTGTGTATTCAGACCAAAGAAGCCTGGCGCTGAGATACTTGCTGTTTGGAGGGCTTGACTCATATCGCTACAAACTCCTGATTTTCAGGATAGCGTGTGCCTTCAAGAGCGATCTGGTCAGACAACATTCCACG